GGTGCTCCAGTAGCAATTCACCCATCATCTAGTGATATACTAACTCAAACAAAAAGAGATGCCTCATACAAAGATAGATTACCTAATGGTAATTATATTGAAAAAACTGCAAGTCATTTTGTAGTTGTTTTAGGTAATACTCCATCTACAGCTTTAATTGCCATGAAATCAACACAGTTAAAGATTAGTAGAAAATGGAATAGTATGATGGCAAGTATTAAAATGAAAGGCAAAAACGGAATGTTCACTCCAGCATTCTTTAGTCACACATACAATTTGAGAACAACTCAAATGTCTAATGACAAAGGAACTTGGTTTGGATGGGAAGTTAGTAAAGTTGGTCCAGTAGAAGATGCTGCGATATACCAACAAGCTAGATCTTTTGCTGAAAGTATATCTAAAGGTGATGTCAAAGTTAAGCATGGTGAAAGTACAGATAGTACTAAATCAGAAGCTTCTCACTTTTAATTTACCCAATATATCGTGGGCGAGTAATCGCCCACATAAACTAGAGACAGTTTAATAATGGATAATAAAGAAAGAAAATTTATACAAACCTTTACAGGTTTACAAAGAGCATTTGGTACTGCAGATTTAACAAAATTATCAATTGATCCAAGTACAGGAAAAGCTAAACCAGTTTATGGTTGGTCTCATAATGAAATTACTGAAAAAGATTATTTAGATCATTTAAGTGGTAGACAATCTATTGGTATTCAACCATGTGATGATAAAGGTATGGCAAAATTTGGTGCTATAGACATTGATGATAAACAACATAGTTATTCTAATTTTCCATATAAAAAATATTTAGATATTATTGCTGAACATAAATTACCTGTTGTTCCAGTTAAATCTAAATCAGGTGGATTACATTTATATTTATTTGTTAAAGAACCAATTAGAGCTGTTGCGATAAGAAATTTTTTAGAAGGATTATTATTTACTTTAAAACTTCCAACTAACATTGAAATATATCCTAAGCAAACTGAATTAGGAAAAGATTCAGAAGGTAAATGGAACATGGGTCAGTATATTAATTTACCTTATTATAATAAAACAGAAAGAGTTGCATTTAATTTAGATGGTACAACGTTTACATTTGATCAATTTATAGAAGTTATAGAAGCAAATACTTATAGTGCAGACGAATTAGAAGAGTTTACATTAGAGCATACAAGATCTTTATTAAATGGTGGTGGAGAAGAATTTAATGATGGCCCACCTTGTCTTGCAATATTAACTAAAAATAAATTAAGAGATGGTAGAGATAGATTTTTATATAACTACATGGTGTTTGCTAAAAAGAAATATCCAGACGATTGGGAAAAAATGGTTATTGCAGCACCTGGTAAATATTTTGAACCTGGAGCAAACGGTGTAATCGATTGGACAGAAACTAAAACAAAACAAAAATTAAAGTCTTGGGCTAGAGAAACTAAAGGACATACTTGTAATGAAGATCCAATACAACCAGTGTGTATGAAAGCAGAATGTAGAAAAAGAACTTATGGATATTTATCAGATAAGAAGAGAGTCTTTCCAGCATTATCAGGATTACAAAAGATAACTTATGCTGAACCACAATATACATTCAATGTAACTTTATCAGATGGTCAAACTACAAAAGAAGTTAGAGCAAAAAATATAAAACAAATAATAGAATTAGATAATATAAGAGCAATCATTGGTGCGGCAGCTGATATGATTCCACCAAAAATAAAACAAAATGAATTTCAAGATATACTAGATAATTTATTTCCACCTAAATTAACAACACCACCACCTAAAGGTACTTCAGATGAAGAGTTATTAGAAGAGTATCTATCTAAATATTTACATGGACCTAAAGCTGGAACTTATGCAGCATTTAAAACAGGTGCTGTATTGATAGAAGGTAGTCATGCATATTTTGTTTATTCAAGTTTTTTTGATTCTTTAAAAAATAAAGAATGGAAGATGGATAGAAAAATAACTGCAGAACAAATGACAAAATTATTTGATGCAAAATTTGGTGTGAGTAAACGATTTCCAAAAAAAGATGGGGATACTAATTCTTATAATCCAATTAATGTGACTGTAGTATCACTAGATAAATTTCCAGAATTATTATCTGATGAACAACCTAAACCTGAAATAGTTCAAGGTAAATCTAAGGAGCAAATATTCTAATGATTAAAAAAATATTTGGTCCTCCGGGTACAGGTAAAACAACTACATTATTAAATTTAGTTGATGAATATATTAAAAAAGGAATAGATCTAAATAGAATAGGTTATTTTGCTTTTACTAGAAAAGCAGCTAATGAAGCTAGAGATAGAATGTTAGAGAGAAATCCTGAACTAGATAAAAAAGATTTAAGATATTTTCAAACACTACATTCATTTGCTTTTCACACATTAGGTATGAGTGAAGAATCTGTATTACAACCAGTACATTATGAACAAATAGGTAAAGAATTAAACCTAAGAGTTACAGATACTGGAGATGAGTCTGGTTATTTAAATTTTAATAGTGAGTATTTTAAACTTATTAATAAAGCAAAAGTAAAAAATATTTCTCCCGAAGAAGAATTTAATACAAATGAATGGAGTAATGAAATTGATTATGAAACTTTAGGACATATCTATTTAAATTATAATCATTTTAAAGGTGACAACCTTTATGATTTTAATGACATGATTACAAAGTTTGTAAATGAAAAAGAAAAATGTAAAGAGTTTGATGTAGTATTTATAGATGAAGCTCAAGATTTATCTCCAATACAATGGATGATGTTCGATGTATTAAAAGAAAAATCAAAAGATATTTATTTAGCTGGTGATGATGATCAAGCTATATTCGCCTGGGCTGGAGCTGATGTTAAGAGATTTTTAAATGAACCTGCAGAAGAAGTAGTATTACCATATTCAAATCGTGTACCAAAAAATATTCAAGAACTATCTAATGTTATTGTTAGTAGAATACAAACAAGAAAAGAAAAACAATACTTTGCAAAAAAAGGATCACCAGGAAATGTAGAATTTATTTATAACATTGAACATATTGATTTAACAAAAGATAATTGGTTAATATTAACTAGAACTACTTATAGATCTGATGAGATATCAAAACAATTAAGGTCTAATAATTTATATTTTAAAGATAGATACGGTAAAAGCTATAATACAAGACTCTATAAAGCGATATTAAATTTTAGTGAGTTATGTAAAGGTAATTCAATAAGTTTAGCTGATGCAAAAGAATTACATGAATATTTACCAGACAATCCTTTTTTTAAATTTAAAGAAAATAAACAATATTACAACATGGATGATTTTGGTTATGGTAAAGATTCTGTTTGGTATAATTTATTTACAAAAGCTGACCAGGACGAATGTTTTTATATAAGAACAATGTTATCTAATGGTAATAAGTTATCACAACCCCCAAGAATAGAAGTATCTACTATTCATGCAGCAAAAGGTGGTGAATGTGAAAATGTTATTTTAGTATTAGATAATGCTAGAAAAATTAGACAATCTGTAGAAAATAATATCGATAAAGCAGATGAAGAACATAGAGTTTGGTATGTTGGCTCAACTAGAGCCAAAGAAAGCCTATACTTATTAAAACCAAAGAAGGAACGTTATGGTTATTCTTTGTAGTTTTAAACAGAACGGGAAAGAAGGACTGTCTCCATGGAGAGTGGTAGCTTCAAGTCTAACGGCGAAGTTGGTTCGGGACCTTCAATTCCCAGGTATTATGTTAGCCCCGTTAAATCAACAACTACCACACAATAAAGGAGAAAACTATGACAAATAAAAAAATGTTTGAGGAATTATTTCCACAAGATAAGCAGATAGGAGGAAATCACTACAAAGATTTTCACATTCAACCTTATGAATTTATTTCTAAGAATGACTTGTCATTCTTTCAAGGTAATGTAATAAAGTATGTTTGCCGTTATATGAATAAAAATGGCATAGAAGATTTAGAAAAAATAATTCATTATTGCGAATTAGAGAAAAAGAAATTGAAAGACATGGATCATGGCAAAAGAAAAAGGTAGACAATGGGATGGTAAATCCAGACCGACTAACGATGTTTATAAAAAACGTTGGGAGGAAATTTTTGGTAAAAAGCAACAAGAAGAATTAGATAAAGAAGATCAAGAATATCTAGATTCATTAAAGGAAAAAATATAATGAAAGTACCTATATTTACAGCACAAACAGAATGGATAGAACCGGAAGAGTTTCCTGACTTAAGATCATATGAAGAGATTGCAGTTGACTTAGAAACAAGAGATCCAAATTTAAAAACAATGGGATCTGGATCCGTTATAGGTGAAGGTGAGGTTGTAGGTATTGCTGTAGCTGTAGCAGGTAGAAAATTTTATTTTCCAATTGCTCATGGATCGGGGAGCAACATGGATAGAAAAAAAGTATTAGCATGGTTTGCTGATACTATGGCATCTCCTTCTATAAAAATATTTCATAATGCTATGTATGACGTATGTTGGATACGTAATTTAGGTATAAAAATCAATGGTTTAATAGTAGATACAATGATTGCAGCAAGTTTAATTGATGAGAATAGATTTGCATATTCTTTAAATGCATTGTCATGGGAATATTTAGGTCATGGTAAAAATGAAGCTGCATTAAATGAAGAGGCAAAATCTAGAGGACTTGATCCAAAAGCAGATATGTGGAAGTTACCACCAATGTATGTTGGAGCTTATGCAGAAAAAGATGCTGAACTAACTTTAGACTTATGGCAAAAATTTAAAACAGAAATTATTCAACAAGATATTGAATCTATTTTTAATTTAGAAACAGACTTATTTCCTTGTCTAGTTGATATGAGATTTAAAGGAGTAAGAGTAGATGGAGAACGGGCTCTATCATTAAAAACACAATTACAGCAGCAAGAAGAAAAGTTATTGCATGAAGTAAAAACTGAAACAGGAATAGATCCTCAAATTTGGGCTGCAAGAAGTATTGCAAAAGTTTTTGATAAACTTGGTTTAGAATATTCAAGAACTGAAAAATCACAGGCACCTTCTTTTACTAAAAATTTTCTTTCTGAACATAGTCATCCTTTGGTTCAGAAAATAGCACAAGCTAGAGAAATTAACAAGGCTCATACAACTTTTATTGATACTATTTTAAGGTTTGAACATAAAGGTAGAATTCACGCTGAGATAAATCAGATAAGATCCGATGCTGGTGGTACTGTAACAGGAAGGTTTAGTTATAACAATCCTAACTTACAGCAACTACCAGCAAGGAACAAGGATCTTGGACCTATGATAAGATCATTATTTTTACCAGAAGAAAATTGTACCTGGGGTTGCTTTGACTATTCACAACAAGAACCAAGGCTAGTGGTACACTATGCAGCACTACATAAATTTCCATCTGTATATGATGTTGTTGATGCTTATAATGATAATACGAATACAGACTTCCACCAAACGGTTGCAGAAATGGCTGAGATACCAAGGTCACAAGCGAAAACAATTAACTTAGGATTGTTTTATGGTATGGGTAAAACAAAACTGCAAGCAGAGTTAGGTGTAACAAAAGAAAAAGCAGATGAATTATTTAATCAATATCATGCAAAAGTACCTTTTGTTAAACAACTAATGAATAGTGCATCTAACAGAGCTCAAGCTCAAGGACAAATAAGAACGTTGCTTGGTAGATTATGTAGGTTTCATTTATGGGAACCAAATATGTTTGGTATGCATAAAGCTATGACACATGAAGATGCACTCAAGGAACACGGACCAGGAATTAAAAGAGCTTATACTTACAAAGCTTTAAATAAATTAATTCAAGGTAGTGCTGCAGATATGACTAAGAAAGCTATGGTTGATTTATATAAAGAAGGAATAGTAGCTCATATACAAATTCATGATGAATTAGATTTATCTGTAGAATCAAAAGAACATGCAGATAAAATTATTGAAATTATGGAAAATGCTGTTAAGCTAGAAGTACCCAATAAAGTTGATTATGAATCAGGTGAAAACTGGGGAGATATATATGGATGATGATAATATAAGGATAAAAGTATGGCCTACCTTAACGCGAATATACCACCTATTTACTGCAAAATTCGTACCGAATATTTGTATGATATGGACATGGATAAAAAAGGAGAGCAAGATTGTGTTATCTTTGGTTTGGTCTCTATTACAGGACGCGCTATCTTATTTAATATCATGCTTCCCAATGGTGCGTGCTTTTGGCGTTTGCCTATCTCAGCGTTTTTCCAAAAATCGTATGACCGAGCCAATGTGCCGGATATGCAGGCGCACGAACTCGAACTGTGGAACTGTTTTAGTTATTATCCTAGCGTGCATTGCTTTGATTGGTTGGCTGGTATAGATGGCAAATATCTAGGAAAAGATAAAAAATTCTATCATGGTCAATATTTATTTACTGTTGACTGGGCACATCCAGAGACTAATATACTTAACACAGAACATTCTGAAATTCCTCAAGAGCACAAGTGTGCACATATATTGGCTCTTGATAACGGGAATTATGCAGCTCAGCCTAATAATCGCATTCTGTGGCATGTTAATTCATACACTACTGATAACAGCTGGCCTGACTATAAAGTACAAAACACAGTCTGGGATGTTGAAACTTCGGACTGGGTTACAGAAGATTCTGATAAAATGTTCTATCAAATAGAACCAAAGGAGGACAAATGAGGGATACAAAAACAATTGAAACGTTCTTAAAAAATAAAGAACAAAAAGAAAAACAAATGAATTTGTTTAAAAATTTAAAAAAAGAAGTTGAAACTGGAGCTAATGGTACACAAAAATACGTAATAAAAGAAGGGCCAAATAAAGGTAAGGTAGCCAGTAAATGATTGATAAATTTTTATATAATTTTTTTTCTTATATTGATAATATTTTTTCATTAATAGAAAAATATGCTATTAAGTTAACTGAATATTGTTGGCATAAAAGAGTAAAACTTTTAAACAAGAAGAGAAAAAATGCTAAGAAAATGTAAAACATGTGATCATTCTTGTCATTGTTATGGACAAGGATATAATTTAAATACAAATAAATGTGACAATTGTATTTGTGATGCATGCACATGCAAAAATATATATGTAAAAACACCTAGTAAAAAATCTTGGTGGCAAAAAATTAAAGGTTGGTTATTTTAATGGAGTACGCCAGGATGGATTACAGGTTTACAGCAATATTAATTATATTAATGTGCCTTATGGCATTTTTTGGAGGACCAGTAAGATGATAAAAAAATGTAAACAATGTGAAAAAGAATTTCAATCAAAAGATGAATTAGATTTATTCTGTAGTCAAGATTGTAAAGAAGAAGCATTATCAGAATTAGATTCAGATTCTGACGAGTGTTTGTCATGTCAATAAAAAAACCACTCACTATCTCTGAGGAGGCTTCTGTGCAGATGCCTATGAAGACGGTTGCCAGTTTGATCGCACTC